CTCTTCCCCAAGCATAATGATCCGAAACTAATAGAAGGTGAAGTTAATGAGCAAGACAATGAAAAAAGCGTGTAATACTGTTATGCCGAAAAAAGGCGTAAGTAAAACGAAGAAAAAATCTGGCATTAAAATTCAAGGATCAGCTAAAGGAACTTAATTGAGCAATCAATCTCAACTTAAAAAGCTTGTGACTTTGCAAAAAAGTGACGGGTGGAAAATAGTAAACGAAGTTATGAAGGACGAAATACTACAACTCGCTCTTCTAATGGCACGATCAAAGGAAATGTCTCAACAAGAGGTGGACTTTAATCGTGGTGCAATCTGGGCGGCAGAGCAAATGCTTAACCTCCCAAAAAAAATAACCCATAAACTTGAGGGCGAGATCGCTCTTGAGGATAATGGTATTGGACATGGCTAGGACGCTACGGCTTCCAGAAGGAGAAATAAAATGGCTACAACACCAGAAGAACAGTTAAAAAGACTTGCTGAACAAAGGTTAGGTGCTGAAACACCACCACCTCCCGCACCACCTCCCGCACCAAATGAGGAAAAGGCTACAGCAGTTGCTTCACCTCAAACAGAGGGTGATAAAGCAAATCAAGACCCTGTTGTTTATCAAATGAAGATAAACGGCAAGGATAGGGATTTAAGTCAGAAACAGATTGAAGAAACCTTCGGTCGATATAGGGACTTAAATTTTAAAAATATGAATAATGCGCCTATCAATGCAGTTGCTGAACAACTGATGAAGGCATCTGGTGCAAATCCAGATCAAGTGGCAAAACTAATATCGGCTTCTGTTAAAGCATTTACTAAAAATGCTCAGATGGGTAACACAAGACCTAAACAACAGAACGTAGCCGAACCGAAGCAACCCAGTCCAAAAGCTACTCAGCCGAACATTAATGAAGAGTTCGCTAAGTATGAGGATGAAAATGCAATAAGCCTTCCTCCCGGTTATCGAGAGGGATTGGATAGAATTAATCGCATGGAAAATCAACTCAAGAAGGGTGTGACCATGATGAACAATATTCTTAACCAATCAAAAGGTAATGCAGCAATGGGTATGCAAGCCGCACAATCTGCTAACGTGGACAGAAACACGGCTATAAAAAATACCATCGCTAACAACCTCGATAAAGCTCAACAGGCAAATGGATTGCCAGATGGCGATGGGCAAGCGTTTATGGCGTATGCGGGCGAAAGAGGTTACACAATGGAAGATTTTGTTGATAGTGGATTAGTCAACAAAGTTGTTTCCGATTTCAAAAATGAAAAGAATACCCCAGAGTTCAACAGGTTGCAGGATATGGCTAAACGTAGAGAAAGCTTTTTAAAGACTGGTAAAACCAACCCAACATCTGAAATGGCGGCAAAGCCTAAAGATGACATGATGGAGAGGTTAACAGCTAAAGGCATCAAGTCTCGTTTAAATATCGGATAAAAAATGCAATCAGATTAAAAAAAAGGACGAAGTGTTCTACAAGATACTTCATATTAGAGCCGTATCAGAAATGCTACGGCTCTTTTTTTTGATGCACTATAGGACAGAAGATAACTGGTGTGAGTTCCACCTTTATTGAATGTTCCCCTAACTGAAACCTTTATTAATAGGAGGATTGCTAATGGCTGCAATTCAAGGACTACGGGGTACAGGTCAGTTTACAACGGACTTCCGCCCTAAAAATTATAGAGAGCTATACAGCCTCTTAGAACCTAATGGTAATGCGCCTCTAAACGCATTGTTATCAATGGCTTCGAGTGAAGCAACTGACGACCCGGAATACATCAACTTTCGCGATGAGCTGCCCGCAAGGGAACTTACTGTGAATGGTGCTGTAAGTTCTGCGTCTACAACTGCGGTCACAGTAGCTAGTGGTAATGATAATCTTTTTGCGGTAGCAGGAACTATTATTGTTAACTCAGCAACTGGCGAAGTTATGCGATGTACTGCTGATAGTACAGCAACAGGTTTAACTGTTGAAAGAAATATCGGTGGGACAACCCATACAATCGCTGATGGCGCTAAGCTATTTATAGCAGGGTCAGCCTTCGAGGAAGGTGCGACCAGTCCAACAGGCGTATCATTTGATGCTTCAACCTCATCAAATTATACTCAAATTTTCAGAACTGCTTACACAGTAACTGAAACTTTGAAAGCCACTAATCTAAGGACTGGTGACAAAGAAGATGAGATGGCTACTAAGGCTCTCAAAATGCACATGTCTGATATTGAAAGGGCAATGTTTTTTGGGGTAAAGCACGAAAGTAACGGCTCAACTGCACAACCTCGTAGATTTACAGGTGGTCTAACTAATCTCATTACAAACGTAATCGATAGATCAACAGCTTCTAGCTCTATGTCAGAAGATCAGTTCGATCGTCAGCTAATCGAAAACGTATTCGCTTTCGGTTCTAAGCAGAAGATCATGTTTGTAGGTGCAAAAGTTGCAGGTCACTTGCAAAAGATAGGTAAAAACAGATGGTCGCCAACTGTAATGGAAGGTACGTATGGAGTTAATTTAACTGCTTACGAAACTTTCGCAGGTACACTTATGACCCATCTGCACCCACAATTCAGACAGATACCGGGCATGGATGATGCGGCAGTTATTATTGACTTCCCATATCTGAAGTATCGTTATCTCGAAGGTCGTGATACATCTCTACTAAGAGATCGTCAAGCAACAGACGCTGATAGCACAAAGTCAGAATACTTGACTGAGTGTGGTCTTGAGATGTTGCAAGACAAGGTTCATACCTACATTAAAAACTGGACTACGCTCACTTAATTCCCTCTACGAGCAAGTCTACGAGCGGGCGCTGATGCGCCCGTTCTTATTTCAATATACACTTTTAGAGCTTAACGGGGACACACCACTTAATGCAGGGAATTTTTATGTCATATCAAGGTATCGATAGCTTTTGTCCCAGATGCGGAACATACGGGGATGAAGCTGTTTACGTGCATGGACATTATCAATGTCCAGTTTGCAAATGTGTTATTGATGATTGTTGTCAAGGAGAAAGGACGACTAAGCATGATAAATGCTCGATAAATAAAGAACCATCAAAATAGGAGACTTTCAATGGCACGTAAAAGAGCAAGGAATGACAAGGGGCATTACATTAAAGACGACCCCAATACCGAAGTGAACGAAGCTTGGACAGATGATGAAGATATCATTGAGGATGAATTTATAGATGACGAGGAGGAGGAAGTAATCGTAGAAGAAGTAGACCCAACTCGTAAGGCAAAACAAGCAAAAGCTCCTAAAAATACAAACAAAAGTGAGTTTTGTTTCTTCGTTTCAGCAAATCCAGAAGCAGGGGTGTGGGACTTTATTATTGGAGACGATCGGTTCTCTGGATTTTGGGATGCCGATAGATCGTATGTTCATTGGAGGATACCAAGATCAATTAAAGAAAACGCTATGAAGCATCATCATGTATGGTCGGGAAGAGTTTTACCCGCAGATGATGAATAGGTGTACGAATGGCAGAATATTCTGTAGTCAAACCATTTGAGAGTGAACAGGGAGAGTTTACCCCACTCGAAGGTTTAGTTCGTTCTGCTCTAGTACGAGCAGGTAACTTCTCTCCTTCCCGTATTGACGGGGAGGTGATGATGATGATGGTAGAGCTTGCTAACAGAGTTGTCGAAGAAGTTAGACGACATCCCTATTGGACTGGTGGCGACATAGACTATTATAATGATCCTACACAAACAAGAGAAATACCAGACATGATAATGATTGATGGACTTACGAGCCATTATCTTATTCAACAGGGTAGCGAAAAAGCTATGGTGTTTCTGCAAATGTATCAAGCAAATCTAGCAGATATATTGTGGGATAAGTATAGAAGAAAAGACAGCAAAATTGGTAACGATGAAATACTTGTTTCAGTTACTGATGGCGGAAGTAATAAAAATTATAAACCACCTTACCCAGATGATGAGACGAATAAGTTGTTAACATGACAAGATTAGCTTACGCCCCAATCGCTATTAAATCAGAAGCGACTACCTACTATGGATTTAGAGGCGTGGATCGAAGCCGTGATATTGCGGCTATGGAAACGCAGAAGGAACAAAACTTCTACAAGCTTGAAAACTGTTATGTTGATTACAGGGGTCAGCTAATTCGTGATCCTGCTTTCTATTTACATAGAGGGTCTAATCGTTTCCCGGTAAAATGTATTCGTTTCTTTAATAGAGATGGTGTTGTCTTTGCTGAAGAAGATGCTGCAAATACTCATCTGGCATCTGATAAAGGTCACAGAGTAAATGAAGCTTATCAAAAAGATGCTGTAGTAACGATGACCAACTTTAAAGGTGAGGTGCATATTTTCTCACCAGATCAAGTTACTTATAGATATAATGGCTACGAGTTTACTAAATCAACGACATCAATCAAACCTTCTTTTGGAGTTCCTATTCAAAGAAGATTATGCGTTGCAGGTTTTAAGGATCGTCCTACTGTCTTAGAGTTTAGTCGTGTAGATAATCCAGATATTTTTTTAGCAGAAGAAGCGCCTACTGAAGAAGTAACAAGAGCAAGCTTTATAGACATATCTAATCTAATCGGTACTGCTGATGAGATAATAGGTATGGGTACATTTGAAGCAAACAGACTTGCAGTTTTTACTAAAGACCAAACGCTCGTATATATTATTGATCCAGATTTAGAGCAATGGCAGTTAGATAGTAGAGCCAATTTACGTATTGGTTGTATTAGTCACGGCAGTATTGTTAACGCAGGAAGTGACTTAATCTTCTGTTCAAGAAGAGGAATACACTCTTTGATGAGATCAGAACAGAATGGTCTTACTATTGCGGAAGCATCTCTCTCAGATGAAGTAGAAGTTTTGTATCAAGAATTAGTAAGGACAACAGACAATCTAGCTTCAATACAAGCTGTCTACGATCAAGACACACAAACATACCATGTGTTCTTCCCTCGTAGGGGTGGTAGACAAACTGTTCGTTTGAGTATGAACTTTCGTTCTGGGTATGAAAAAGTTAACTTTCAGTTAGGAGATACTCTCTTTCCTAGATGTGGTAGTTTCTTAGGTGGTCGTCTCATGTTCGGAACAGCAGACGGAGTGTACGAAGCAACACAAAGAACTTTTTTACAGGACACAGGATTATCTGATTTAAGAAGATCGCCAATGATAGCTGAAACACCTATCTTATGGTTGGGTGATTTTATCGGTACGAAGAGGTGTCATACTCTTATTGTACAGGCTACAGGAAAGGGTCGCTTCTTTATTGATGCAGTCGATGAAGATGAAAGACAGATGACAACAATAGAATGTAATATGGATCGGCTCACGGGGGACGACCATTGGGGCGATAGTCCGTTAAAATCAGATTACACTTTTCCATTTCAGCAACACTTTAGAGGTGTTCGTTTGAGATTTAGAACTGAAGAAAAAGATACTGAAACCGACGTAACTGTAATTTCATTTGCGTTTCTAATGCACAAGGAGAAATAAGATGGCTCGCCTAAAGGTACTTTATCCCGGCAACCACACGTCGAGTGGTAATATCGGCGCAGACATTGAGAATGTTGTAAGATACTTAAATTCGGCAGAAATAGCAGATAATACTTTATCTGAACTATTAGCAAAAATTTTTGATACAACGACAGGTAAAGTTAAAACACTTGTCGAAATGCGTTTAGATACAACATCTGGCTTGCAATACAGAGTTGGTGAATATGTAAGTGCAACTGAAGGTTGGAATACATTAGCAACATTAACTCAAGTTAGAGGTGCATCTGGTTCAGACGTTGGTACGATTGGCGCACCATTGTTTTCTGCTCGTGCAGATCACGTTATAAACCTAACTATCAATGGTCAGATACCATATCCTACAGGAACAACTGTTTTTACATATCAACATGATGTGGCTGATGCTATTGTTGTTTATATCAATGGTGCTTTACAGGCTACAAGCACATACACTCATTCACATACAGCAGATACAGTTACGCTTTCTAGTGCAACATCTGCTAATGATGTTGTTACAATCTACAAAGTTCAATCAGCAAACGATAGTGGATACAACAGAACAGAAGTTGTAGCCCTTGCCGCACAAGCTGTTTTCCCTTTTGTTCATACAGCAGACCAAAGTGTTTTGGTTTATAGAAATGGTATTTTGCAAAGACCGGGTGGAACAAACGACTATACGCAACAACCTGCAAACTCTACGATTACGTTTACGAGCGCCTTAACAGCAGGTGACTTGATTACGTTTATCATCGTAGCAGATACAGCACAGGTTCGTGTTTCTGGTTTGATGACCGAAGCAAAGTTTACAGATACAAATGGATTTATACCATTTAACAAACTATCTATTGTAGATGATGAAATACCACAAGCAAAAGTTAATAATCTAACTAGTTTGTTAGCCAACAGAGGACGTATTTATGTATCTGCTACACAGCCTACTTCTGCAAATGCAGGAGATATGTGGGTTGATACGGCAGCTTCACCAAACGTACTAAAGTTTTACAATGGTACAGGTTGGTTGTTAACTTCTCCAGATACAGGTATTCCTGCGTTTACTACATCTAACGCATTGCAGTTTCTACGAGTAAACTCTACTGGTGGTGGTCTGGAATTTTCGGACGTAGATTTATCTGCACTCGTAACAACGACTTCGATCGGTGCTGCGAATGGTGTAGCCGGGTTAGATGCTTTTGGTAAAATGCCTATTGCTCAGTTGCCTAGCACATTTGCAACAAGAAGTTTCTATATTAATGAACTAGGTTCTATTACAAATGGTGATTATCGAATTACCAGAGCCTTCAAGCAAAACGTAAGATTAGATGCTATAGCAGTTAAAACAACATCTGGAACTTGTAATGTTCAACTAAAAGCAGCTGGACTAAACTTAGGTGATATAGTTGCCGCAAGCTCTACTCTTACAGAACAAAATTTATCAAACTCTATTGCTGTAGATGCAACAACTGTTTCTCGTGAAATAGCTGTTACAGTTACATCTGCAACAGCAGTAACAGATTTAGAAGTAACAGTAGCAGCGGTGATAACAAATGTCTAACTTCAGCAACCATCAACTTCGTAAGATAGCCCAATCACTTGAGGGTATGGGTCGTTATGGCGATACCCAACTTGTACACGTTACACCAGAAGAAGTTGATATGCTGACAAAAGTAGGGGCAGGGACAATAAACCCGAAAACGGGTTTATTAGAATTTTATACTACTCAAGAAAAATTAAACCAAGCCCTTAAAGATAGTGGTGGGGAGTGGACTAACGAGGTCAATGAACTTGCTCAACAGCGTGATGCTGAAAAAGGGCAAGTGTATAATGTTTCTACAGATACTTATACTTCTACCAATACAAGTAGTGGAGGTAGTAATAAATCCTCTACGACTGTACCAACAAATCAAAATGACTTTACTGGCAGGTATGATCCCGGCCAACTAACAGATGAAATAAGAGAGCAGAACAGAAACAACTCTTTCTTAGGTCTTGATCGTGATGGTGACGGGTCAATGTGGACAACCACAGATACGGCAACTGGTGATACCTATAACTGGCTTGGTCAGAAAATGAATATCGTTGAGGGCGTTAATGACGAATACGCTTGGGGGTCAATGGATGTTGATGGCGATGGTTCTATGTGGACAGCTAACGGGTCATACACTATTTCAGATCACGCTCTTGTTAAAGGTAAAAGTGCATTTGGCACAGCATTAAATGTAGTTGGTTTAGTTGCAAACCCTGTAGCTTTTGTTGCAGGAAAAGCTATTAATAATTATTTCGACGCAGACAAAGATGGTTCTATGTTCACGACTGGTGGTGAGTTTACATGGGGAACGGGATCGTCCAATACTCAAGCACAAACTACATCTGTAGATTGGGGTGATGATGATAGCTCAACCACTTCTACTGTCGCAGTCGATAATACTGACAATGCAACATCTGATGATGATGATGATACAAAGAAGGGCGATGAGGAAATGACCTATTCCGATATAAAAGGTCAGTTCGGGTATAATAAGTTTAGCAGTTCTAGGAATGGTAGAGAGTTTTTAAACTACTCCTATGTAGATGGACAAGCAACACCTACCACCTCATACATGAGAAGTGATCGCCCTTTTCATATAGCTTTATCAGAGGAAAGCGCACAATCTTATGCTTTTTCTGAACAGGCTTCAAATGGAATACAGCAGATGATAAGTCAACTTGATCCAGATGTTATGGACGCACTCGCAGGAGAGATGAGTGTTCATCTAACTAACGATCAAAAGATAGCCCTCGTAGTAGGGGATCAAGAGAGTGGTTTTGTTGAAGCTACATACGAAGCTAACCCGGAAGGCTACGATACTGTAATGAATGACGTTGCTAACATGCTCGCTTATATGGGTGCTTCTGGTGACGCTAAGATTGATGCAGGTTTTATGGGAAGAGTTGCTTCAGCAGAGAGATTTCAGAACTATTCAACCCCCGATCTAGTATCGTCTTTAGCTTCTTTAGAAGATGAACTTCTTTTATACGAACAGGGAACACCACAATATAGATTGGTCGTTGAGCGTATAGATGAGATACAAAGAGAAATGTCAAGACGAACAAATGATGGTAATGCAAATAGTGCTGCTTATAGCGTAAATGCTGTAACGGATACGATTAAAGAAACTGCAAATGAAATTGTAACAGCGGCGGCTTAATAAGGACGACTTAAATAAAATAAAAACGTAGTGTCGATTAAACAACAAGAGGTGTAACATGGCTTTTTCAAGTGAAATATTTGGTGCAAATACTGGAACTTCTATTGCGAAGCGTAAAGCGGCATCAGCAGCAGGGGAAAAAATTGCAGATCAAGGAAGATATGGTGACAGTATGGTTATTCACGCATCTCCTTTTACTCAAAAACTTTTAACAAATATGGGTGGTGCAGGAACATTTAACCCTAAAACTGGGATGTTAGAATTTTTTAATGTTGATGAAGCTGTAAGAAGAAGGATGAAGAAAGGATATTAATTTGGCGAACGCATTGCGCGACGCTATAGAAGTATGGGGAACTTGTCCGAAGTATGGTGAATACAAGTCCAAGTATCTCTGGTTCAGATTAGTAAGCGCTTACGATAACGATAAACTTCATGTATTTTACGACGAAGAAAAGCCAGTAGGATTTATGACGCATTGTTTCTTTACTGAAAAGGAAGCTGAAACGATGAAATGGTATGGAGTGGAAACATTCAAACGGGATAAAGGCGATCAGCTTTGGGTAATAGATATGGTCGCTAATGGTGGAAAAGATGATGTTGTTGAGGTGGCAAAACACGCAAGAGCATATTTAGGAAAGACGTATCCAGAATATAAAACTGTGTACGCTAAAAGAGGTAAACGAATAGCAAGTTATCCAAACGTAGGTGACTGGCACAGTAAAGGAGAAGCATAATGGGTGAACCATCTGGCGGCGGCGGAAGCTCAGATAACGATAGAGACGACGACGACAACCAACCAATGAATTTTAGTGCCGCGGCAGACAATAATACTGTTGCTCCTGCTGTATCTAACGATAGTGGTGGTGGCGGTAAAGGTGGTGACGAGGCTATGGGTGACGACGACACCGACACCTTTGATGCTATGGGTGGTTATGATGATCGTGAAGTAGGTGATACCGATTATATTAGTGAACCTGCTGTATCTAGTAGTAGTGGCTCTGGCATGAGCTTTGGTAGTACGCCAGTATCTGACAACACCTTTAATACTAGTTCTACTCCAAGTGGAGTAAGTAGCGACGATCCATACGACGATGGAGGTGGTGGTAAGGGTGGTTCTAATACTGCACCCGCAGATACAACGCCATCTTCAGCAGGTGATGTTTGGGGAGACAACGATAGTGGGGGTAATCAAATCGTACCTACGGGTGGTAGTGGTACAGATACTTCTTCTATTCCCGGAATTAGGGATGCTTCTTGGGACGCATACCAAAAAGATGACGACGATATAGCTGCAATGACGGCTTACAATGCGACAGCGTCTGCGGGCGACGATCCTTACAATGAAGATGGCAAAGGTGGAGATATGGTTCAGTTTGGTGAACCCGAAGATACAACTCCATCTGCCGTTTCAAGTTCTTTCAATAATCCCAATGATAATACTGAACCACCACCAAATTTACCGGGTGAGCAAGGTGATAGTGAATTTGCGGGAACTAACTTACCTCAACAATATATAAATGATGGTTCTGACTACATACCCGGCGATAACCAACAATATATAAATGATGGTTCTGATTACATACCCGGAGGCTCTGGTTCTGCCGAAAATATGGCAGGTACAGCCGAAGCAGAACAAATGGCTGAAGCCGAAGCCGAAGGAACAAATAATAAAACAACAAATAATGAAACAACAACAACTGGCACACAAGATACCGACACAGGTGACGAGACTGTAACAAAAAGTTGGTTACAACAAGTCTTAGATGGAGACAAAGGTGGCGATGGTGAAGGTCAGATCGGTCCGGCAAATTTAACTGGAGACGATGATGGTGGCGGTGGAAATCAAATGTCTGGAACTGACGGAACTCAAGGAACAGATGGAACAGATGGAACTGATGGAACAGGCGAAGGAGAAGAAGGCGAAGGCGAAGGCGAAGGCGAGGGCGAGGGCGAAACCCCTACTGGTGGTGTATCGATCAACGATCAAGGTCTTGTCGTAAATGCCGATGGCACTCCTTATAATGGTGTTATTACCATTGGTGGCATAACCTACGATATTGTAGATGGTGTAGCTACTGCTCGTGAAGAAGGCGAGGGTGAGGATGATGGTGAAGGTGACGGCACTACTACTGGTGGTGATGATGGTGGTGGTCTTAATCCCGATACTAATAACGATGGTACAATAACTTCACTCGAACAAGAGATCGCTGATCTTCGTAGTCAACTAGCAAACTTAACTGGTAATAGCACTACTGAAACCGAAGGTATGACCAGAGAAGATATTATGGCGGCAATCAATGAAGCCATGCAACAATATGGTGGTGGTGGATACATGCCATTAAGTTTCTTAAATGCTTTTGGGGCTAGTACAATGCCATCCTACTTTGGAAACACAATACCTTCTTGGATTTCTCCAGATGGTGTCTACGAGCGTAGAGCCGTTAAGGATAAAGACACAGGTGAAATGAGATTTATCAATGTACCTATCGGCAACGCTTCATTGGCAGGGACAGGAGGTTTCCAAGCAGAACGTAGAGCAGGTTTTGGTAACAATGTTTTCTTATAAGGAGTTAGGTAATGGGCGCATGGGATTGGATTACTGAAAATCCACTAGACGCACTTGAAGGTACGTTACTTTTATACAACACTTTAAAAGGAAACCAAGCCGCAGATAGTGCCGCAGAAAACGCTGCAGCTTTAACGCAAAGCGATATAGAGCGTAACAATACAATTTACGAACTCTTTAGTGAGGGCGGTAATCAGTTACGTGACAACCTCCAAGCACTTCTTACAGAGTATGGTGACTTCGGACAAGTTACTCCTACGACTGTAAATGAAATGACGAACTACTTTGCTTCGCAACGTGCGAGTGAAGAAGCCGCCAACAAGCAAAGAGTAGATCAGCTTACTGTTGAAGATATTATGCGTCTCAAAGGTATGGAAGGTGCGTATAGAGATTATGCACAAACACACCTTGAACGTGGAGACGAAACTGTTTTTGGTGCTGATGCACAAGCAAAGATGGATGCTCCGGGTACTTTTGATTTTGCCCAGATGCAGGATATGTTGACTGCTCAATTTGCTAATATGAGAGCGTCAAATACTAACAGAGCTTTAAACGATCAGTATGCAAAGGCTTCAGCATCTCTTCCTCCCGGCATGGAAAACTCTACGTTAAGAGTTCAGATGGAACGTAGCTTTGCCGATCAAGCCGCAGAAAGACGTAATCAAGATATGATGGCGGCAATAACAGATGCACAAAATTATATAGGTGGTCTACAACAGGCAACCTCTAATCAGCAAAACATTACAAATGCTGAAAGAAACATGATGAGAAATCTCGTAGGAGATGCTTTAAATTATGGAACACAAACTATGCAAAACGCTTTATCTGGTGGTGCGTATGGTCAAGACTTTGCTAACGAGATAGATGCACAGTATGGAAGAAACATTAGTGAAACTTCTGCACTACAAGGTATGAGAAACAATACAGCACTTAATGATTTCCTTACAGGATTAAGTTCAGTAGACGCAGAGAACAAACTCGCTAACACCTATCTTAACCAAGTTCAAAACTTAACTACTGCTCCTTATAGTTACACAGCTAAAGGAATAGGTGGTATAAACAATCAAAATGCAATGGATAGTTTGTCAAATATTGCGACAGCTGCATCTAATCTGTCAGCAGGAAACATGAAAGCCGCAGGTGGTTGGTGGGATAATATTCGCAAGAAGTACAGTTTTTAGGTGGTAAGATGGTATTAAACTTAGGTGCTTTTTATCAAGGTGTACAAGAGAACGATGCTAGGGAAAGAGCCAAGCGTAAGGAAAATGCCGCTCTTTACAATGAGTTTATTCGTTTAAACCCGGATGCTTCCGTAAAACAAAGAGAAGCTTATGCTACTGAGTTGGGTGGTAATAGTCCATTCCTACGAGCAGCCATGCCCACATCAGAAGTCATGGCATCAAACGTCGCTCGTAGAAAACAGCAGGTAGCCGCAGCATCTCAAGCTAAAAAATACAAAGCTTTACAACAGAAGATTAGCTTAATGAACGATGCTACTACAATGTTTGGCAATGTTTATTCTTCAACTGGAGATTTAGAACAAGCCAATAAAGCTGTAACAGATATGTTTAGTGGATATTTAGATGGTAACGATATGCTTGGTATTAGTGCAGCAGGTACAAAGAAAGCACAACAAGACTTTGATAAAGACTTTGCAACCACTTATGACCTTTGGCAAAAACAAGGATCGCAAGCGAGTGCTGTAGAAACTTGGGATAAAACCTACAACCCTACCTTCTTAAAAAAATGGAAATCTACCGCAACATCTGAATTAAATAGATTGGAACAACAGCAATTAATCAAAGCTAATAACGACGCAAATAATATAGGTTCAGCTTCAGCAGCCGATCCTTCACTCAAAGAAAATTTTGTAAAAAACTTTAAGACTAATTACCCTCGACTAAGCGAGGAACAAATGGGTGAAGTGATGAAAACTTTTGGCAATCGTGAAGCAGAAGCAACGCAAAAAATTAATGACAACATAACACGAGCTAAACAAGGTGTGCAAAATCATATTGCTAAAACACTAGAAAACGATCCTAACTATTCTAACAATATGGAAATAAATGCTTTACAGACTGAAGCCGCCATTAAGGATCAACTAAAGAAAATGTTTGACGCAGACGCAGTTCTTGTGGGCAAAGAACCTACTCAGAAAGATGTAGACGAAGTAATGAGTATGGTTGAGAAAAGTCAAAAGGCTCAAATACAGATTGATGACACAAAGGAAGCAGCTAATTTAAAGATAGCGGCAGAACAAATGGAAGTGGGTCGCTTCTCTCCTCGCTTTGAGGATAATGACGGCAATCTGGATGTAAAACAACAAAATGATGTTGAGAATAATATACTTGCCCAGTTGTTTCCAGACGTAGATACTGGCAATACTAAAAAAGACAATGTGGCTAATGGCATTAATGCTATGGCTAAAGAGCAATTCCTTAATAAGTTTCGGATGGCTTCAGAAAATTGGGACATTAGTATTAAAGACCCCGCAGTATATGGATCAATTATGGAGAGAATGGTTGATCTAATGGTTGACGACAATGGTGGTGCTGATGGTACATTCCAAGACCACTTTTTTATTAAAGCCGTTAATGACTATTACAGTAATACAAGTTTAAATACGCCAGAAGCAGTAGCTTTTAGAAACGGGTTACAGTCGCTAGGATTGGATAGCTTGGAACAAGCTCAACAACTTGCAGAAGAAGGTAATACTGAAATACAATTAAAGTGGGAAGAGACTTTTAAGAAAGTAAGGGAAGATTTTAGAAATAAAGCTTTTGAAAATTTTGATAGAGACATATTTAGCCTACAGAATTTAGATGAAAAGGCAGATGAGTTTATAACAAAAGTTCCAGATAGGGTTGATACATTAATCACAAGAGATGGTGTAAACCTTATAGCAAATGTAGAAGAATTAATTAATGCACCAGTTTCAGAAAATGGTCTTAAAAATTTAGAGCTTAAAAATACTGAGGTAACTGCAAGCTTGCAAAAAGTTGTAAACATAGGTAGGGAAGTCGAAGATCAGATTACTCAAATCAAAGCTTATCTCGCGCTACCAAGATTTATCCAAGACCCATCTTTAGCAGATACACGTGCAGCATTAGAAAATAAACTTGGAAAACTCGAAGCAGGTAAGCGCTTTGTTTTTAGTGAAGCTCAACAATTAAAAGATGCCATTATGAAAATAAGAACGGCTAGTAAAAAAGTTGTCGAAACAAAGGTAATTGATAATAAAAATCTTAAACCAGAAACCACACCAAAGGCTATAAAAGATAAAGCAACTGTCATCGCCCATATAGTAGAGAGAAATCGTGACACGTCTGGTTTGGCAGAAGTCCACAATAAGTCATATAAAGAAAAAGTAGCTTTCATTAAAAACATATTAGAAACTGTAGGTGGCGAGAATACAGCAGGGTTCTGGAAGAGAACAATGGGAGACACTACGACTGAGAAGATGTTAATTCAAGAAGTAGCAAATGCTCTTAACATAGACCTTACTGAACCTGTTATTGATCCTCGTGATCCTAATTGGATTGTTCCAGATAGTGATGGTGTTTTAAAATTTCCAAATCCGGGTGAGGATTGGTTTAATCCAGATAATTATAAGCAATAGGGACGACTGTATCTACAACTTTATTTAACTTGATGTTAGGTTAAATGGAGTACCTAACATGAGTTTATTTAATGAATTTGATGATCTGTTCGAGGACGGATCAGCTAAACAAGAAAAAGACTACACCCACAAAACAGGATACGCACTTCTAAACGATCGTAGAGCAATCAACGACGTGCGGAATTACTATGCCAGTAAGGGTAAAACATTCGCTAACAACCAAGAAATGTGGGATCAGTTCTACAGCGATAAGCGTTGGGCTGATGTGAATACTATTTCAATGGGAAAAGATATTGCTGAGTACAGTTTCGCAGGTGAAGATAGAAAACTCCATGCAAGATTAAGTAAGTTATGGCAGAACGCTCCATCAAGAGGAACTGTCTGGGATAAGGTTGTTGATTATGGAACGGCGGGCATACTTGATCCAGTCAATTTATTAGGTGGTTGGGGCGTAGCCGCAAAAGGAAAGAAAGCCTATGACATTGCTCGCGCAGGTGGGGCAACACTAGCTGCGGCCAGAAAAAAAGCTTTGAGTGCAGGTACATGGCAAGGTGCAAAAACTGAAGCGGCGATCGGTGGTGCATTCGGAACAGGTTTTGATGCCACGCAACAAGCATTTGAGATGTCGCAAGGCGTGTCAGATGAGTTTGATGTTACTCGTGCGATTGTATCTGGTGGGCTTGATGCAGGGTTAAGTGCTTTAGGTGGTATGGCAGTTGGAAGGTATGTCGCGAGTGGTACAGTAAATGATCTAACAAACTGGCGAGCTAACAGTACATTCGGTACAACATCTTCACAAAGAATTTCTGAACTCGATAGAGAAATTAACAGCATAAGTGCTGATTATGATGTAGCTACTGATGGATTTGCTAGAGCCGATTTAGAAGATCAAAGAGCGAAAGTCGAAGCTGAAAGATTGGCGCTTCTAGGAGAAATGGAAAAGGTCAATGAGCTAGACCAAGAGCTAGACAGTATTGCAAAACAAATGCAAGCGGCACTTAAAGAAAATCCTCAAGCTGACGTTAGTGACCTTAAAAATAAATTTACAGATTTAGCAAAAACTAGATCAGAATTATTAGCAACAGATACATCTGCTGCTGACCTCAAGGGCTTGTCCGGATTTGTAACTCCTACTCCTTCCGCTCGTCCTACGAGCGTAGAAGTGGACGAAGGTGGCGTAACAGACACAAAAGCTCCGTCCGGGGAAAAAGCTACGAGCGACACGAAGAAAGCAGAAGTAAAAGAAGAAAACGTAGAACCACCTGTTGATGAGAAAATCAATGCAAAAAGAAAAGAAGCAGATGATCTCGGTAAAATCGTAGAAGGTCAAGCCGATACAACAGTTAAGGCTGAAACTCCTAAAGCCGAAGCTCCTAAAGTAGAGCTTACTCCAGAAGAGACTGCAATACTGGATCAAATAGAAGGAGTTGATCCTTCTGAAGTGCAGGTAAAGTTTAAGGAAGCAGGTAAAGATAATAAATCTGGTAGAACTTTAGGTAAGGAAGTTGAAGCAGATATTGAGAAAGGTCTTATTACTGAGGATCAAGTCAAGAAACTTTTTTCAATAAAAGAATTTGTAAATAGAAGTGGCTTCCCTAACAATAAGTGGAATAAAGCAAGAAAGCTTATTGTCGCTTCTAACAGAAAATTAAAAGGTGATGCACCTACAACTAGTAAAGTCGAAACTAAAAGTGCAGTAAAAGCCGTAGAGGTTAAAAAGGCTATCACGCCACAACAAAAGAAATACAAAGCATCACAAAGAAAAGCATACCTTAAAAAAAGAAAAGAACTTATTGGTGATGGAAGTCACAGAGGGTTAAGTAATGCTTGGTCTACTGCAAAGTCAAAGCAAGAAGTTGATGATGTTATTAATAAGATGGACGATTACATCAATGGGAAAGAAACCCCTGCGATAGTTCAAGAAAATGCTGCCGACGCTCAAGCTGATGCAATCAATGATGTAGCTAAATTAGATAATACTTCCTTTGAAGCACAGGAAATAAAGCAAGCTGAAGATTTCTTTAATAAATTTTGGGATGAAAGCGCAGGGGGTGCTGTAAATAGAGGGTCTTACGTTACTACGAGATTAGCTGATGGTGTAAAAAAAGGAAACATAAGTGGTCGTGTTGCAACGATTGTACGCAAAATGGTCAAAGAGGCTGAAGAGCAAGTAGAGTTAGGTAAGAAGCTTGAAAGCAAAATGACTTACGAAGGGTTAAGAGCCGAAGCTCTTGCTAGAGGACTTGGTGATGCACAGCCAGATATAATAGGAGAAGCTAAGACTTACAACTTAGGAAAAGGTGCTACTGTCACAACAGAAGCACGTGATCGTACAGGAAGTAGAATAGCAAGAAATACATTAAAAGCTTCATCTGAACTCGAAGAGGGAGCAAAAACAGCAGGTCGTACGACAGTAGAATATACTCGCTCTGATGGAACAAAAGTGCAGTTCACAAAACTACAGAGTATTGTTCGCGGTGGTTTTAATGTTAAGATGCTTGACCCAGAAGATGTAAGAACAGTTCTGGGCATTAACGATATTCCTACTGAAGCCAAGTTTAACATTGATGCGGCTAAAGCTAGAGCAGCTATGGACAAGGATGGTGGAGCAGTAGAGGGTTGGGCAGA